AAAAAAGAGTTTCATAAATTTTTTAGTGAGTTTATTGCCACTCAACAATTTGCAACACTTGATTTGATGCCTGATGCCACAATGTTATTAAACTATCTCAGCAAGTTGAACATACCTACTGAGATATTATCCTCAACCTCATCAGAGAAACGAGATGCTGATATTAGGGCTCAGAAGTTGATGTGGTTACAAACACATAATATTGGTTTCAAGGTCAATTTGGTACCAGGTAAAAGATTGAAAAAAGATTTCTCTAATGCCAATTCATTATTGATTGACGATACAGCAGTTAATATTGACCAATGGCGTAGAGAGAGTGGTGTTGGTATACTTCACACGGATGCCTTAACTACCATCGGTATTTTGAAAATGTACACTTGACATTGGATAAATATAATTATATAATGAGAAGTTAGTGGATAAGTTGTTTATATACCGTTTTTATACTCCGTTTATACGAAAGGAAATACTATGAGTTTTGCAAATCTAAAACGCCAATCTGGCAACCTCGAAAAGTTATCTAAAGCAGTCGAGGCACTCTCCCAAACAACCGAAGGTAATACAAAGGTCGATAATTTCTGGCGTCCAGAAGTTGATAAAGCAGGTAATGGCATGGCCACTATCCGTTTTCTTCCTGCATCTGAAAAAGATGGTGAAGATGGTCTGCCTTGGGTCAAAATCTTCTCCCATGGCTTTCAAGGTCCTGGTGGTTGGTTAATCGATAATTGTTTGACCACTAAGAATCAACAATGTCCTGTGTGTGAACACAATTCTACATTGTGGAATTCTGGTATAGAAGCGAACAAAGACGTAGTTCGCAAACAAAAACGTAAACTAAATTACGTTTCAAACGTTTATATTGTATCCGATCCAAAACATCCTGAGAATGAAGGCAAAGTATTTTTGTTCCGTTATGGTAAGAAAATTTTTGATAAAATTACTGAAGCCATGAATCCTCAGTTTGCTGATGAACAAGCAGTCAATCCATTTGATTTATGGAAAGGTGCTAACTTCAAGTTAAAGATTCGTAAAGTTGAAGGTTATCAAAACTATGATAAATCTGAATTTGAAACGACTTCACCATTGTCTAATGATGATGCTGAACTTGAAACAGTTTGGAAATCACAATACTCACTACAAGAGTTGATTAGCGATAAAGAATTTAAATCATATGATGATTTGAAGAAACGTCTTGATAAGGTACTTGGCCTTAATGGTGAAGCACCAAAGACGACCGTAGAACAGGTAAAAGCAAAAGAGTTTACTGCTACTAAGAAAACAGTTGCTGAACCTGACCTAGCAGATGATGATGATATGGCATACTTTAGTAAGCTCGCTGAAGAAGATTAATGCCTTGTGAATTTTTAACTTTGATTGAAAGGAAATAAAATGAAGTATCTCGTATCTCTACTCGCAGCTGCATTTGCAGTAACAGCCTTTGCTCAAGCTCCTAAGAAGGAAGAGCCAAAGAAAGAATCTCCAAAAGCAGAAGTTAAGAAAGATGAAAAGAAGAAGTAATTCTTTCCCACTTAAAAGAAACCCCGCTTAGGCGGGGTTTTTTATTGGTTATACAACTCTGGTACTGTGTAATATCATTTGTTTAAATGTTTCTTCTTGGTTTCTTACTGAAGGTATATAACCTTTCTTTACGAAAGAATTCGAATCATTTTTAATAACATTGTTTGTTGTAATAGCTTTTGCCACCTCAGTTTTATTATCAATTTTGGCCATTAAATTTTCACCTTGTAACATATTTAATTGTTGGCCAACATTCACACCTTGTACTGGTGTGGCTTGATTAGATTCTGCTGGTGTGGCTGGTATTGGTGTATTCTGTTGTACTGGTTCTGGATTACTTTGTTCAACAGATTCAACAGATTTTACTTTTGGTGCAATTGGCACCATAATATTTTTTCTTGGATTCTTCTTTAATTCATCCTCTAATTCCGTTCTAGTTAATCCAGTTTCTTCTACCAATTCTGCATCAGTAAATGCCGGTTTGGCACTTAATAGTTCTTTTGCATACTGTGGTGTTACCTGTTTTACTGCCTGCCCCTTTTGTCTTTGGCCAACTTCACCCATTGTTTCGCCAGTTTCTTTCGAAACATCATAAGGTACATTTTCATAATCTTGTGGTCTCTCTAATTTATCTTGTTCTCTAACATTAGTTAAAAATTTAATAAAAGCATAACCAACTAAACCTGCTGCTGCGCCGGCTAACATAGTAACACCTATACGTGAACCAAAAAATTTACTAACTGTTTTCAATAACTCTTTTGCGCCACTAAAACTACCTAAAATATCACCTAATACTCCACCAGTTTCTTCTTCATCTTTAACTTTTGTATAAGTATTTTTGTATGGCTTTCCTGTAATAGCTTCCATAAGTTGTTTATGGCGGCGCATTCTTTCCAATTCTTTTTCTTCTGCAAATTGAGATTCTTGTTCTCTTTTCAACTTATCTCCATCAATAGTTTCTTTTAGAAAATTATATATTTTTTCTAAAATAGCTATCATTTCTGGACTTGTGCCTGTATTATCTATTGGCCCCAATTTGCTGGCGGTCTTTTTATCTTTAATACCAGCAAAATACTTTATATCTCTTGTGCTACGACCTAACATTCTACCCAAAATGGCAGGCGCTAAGTTTGAACCACCGGTCACCATCTTGGCAATATTTAAAATATCAAACTTTTCTTTGATACCTTTCATTCTTGCTTGGGATCTTTCAGAAACAGTTGCTCTCAATGAACCACCAATACCACCACCTTCAGCAAGTTTTTCTGTCATTAAAGAAGCAAAAGATTTGCCTCTAATTTTTTCTGCTTGTTGGTAATCCATTACATGCGCCTTTTCTTCATAAGTGCTGGTTTGTCATCAACAGTTTCTTCTCGTTCTTCTGATTTTTGATTTGTATTTGTGGTTATATTATTTGTTACTGTATCTTGTGCTCGTTTATCTCTATTTAAGCTTTCTTTGAGTTCCCTATTTTCTTTAGCTGCGGTATCTATTTTATCACCTAAATTATTCTGTGTCTGCGGTTTGAGTTTATTTACGGTACCTTCTTCAAACATTGCAGCTTCACGATTTCGCCGTTTTTCTAAAACTGCACTTTTTTGACCTTTTTCTGTTTTAAAACCATATGTTCTAATAATATCAGCCGCACCTTTATAATTTTCTTGAAGTATTGCATCACGCAAGCCATTCTTAACAAGATAATCCATACCACCTTTACCGGTATTATATGTAGATGAAACTAAAGCAACCTTTTGTTGGTCTGAGAGTTTATCCCAAGCATCTTGTCCAATTGATTTAACTGTATCATTTGTATAAATTTCAAGGTCTTTTTCTTTTAATTTTAGCGCTTGTTCTTTTGTTATTTTTGTATCAATACCTTTATCACCCACAATGGGTATGCGGTCATTGCCCGCTTGAATATAACCTTGTGTATATTCATTTTGTTTTATTTGATGGCCATAACCAATAGAAACCAATTTATCTTTATGACCTGGAGGATCCCAATAAGCTTTTGCTGAAAAACCTTCTTCAGCTACCAAAGTTTTAGCAGCCATAGCACCAAAACCAACTGTAACTGCACCAACAGCAATTCCTTTACTGACACTAGGTGGAATAATTGGAGTTGTTTTTGTGGGTGTTGGCTTAACCGTTGGTGTTGGTGTAGCAGGTGCTGGCGGTTGAGTTACTGTCGGTGTGGTGGGTGGTTTAGCCGTTGGTGTTGGTGGTGTTTTAGGTGGAGTTGGTGGAGTCGGTGGTGTTGCTGGTGGTGTTGGTGTTTCAACCACAGGTTCTTTAGCAAACCTACCTTTTTCGTCACGATATACTTTCTTTTCTTTTTTTCTTCTTGCGGTTAATGCTTTAATTAATTCTTGATTAGAAAACTCTGCGTAATCTTCTTCTTTCTTAAATTTTTTTTCTCTATCAAGTATTTCTTGTTTTCTTAATTGGTCTTGTTCAACCAATAATTCGTATATGCCGCCTAAAAGTTCAACGGCAAAATTTATTTGGCCAACACCAGAAGCGGAATTATCTAATGCAAATGCAGAACGTCTTTTTCTGGTTCTACCAGTAAAAAACTTAATATCTCCTTTACTTCGACCCATTGCACGACCTAATAATGCTGGTGCAATATTACCACCAAAAGTTAAAGTTTTGGCAATTTGTAATGGGTCAAAGGCCTGTTTTATGCCTTTAACGCTTGCTTGTGTTTTTTCTGAAATGGTTTTATTTAAAGACGCACCAACACCACCACCTCCAACAATATTGTCTAGTAGTAGTGATGAAAAAGATTTACCTCTAACATCTTTAGCTCGTTGGTAATCCATTTACTATTTTCTTTGTCTTTCTTTAATTTTTTGATTTTCTTCTTCAATATACGAAAT